TTTAATTTAATATTTCTAATTAAAGTTGATTCTGATTTCTTCTTATTTATATATGAATACCACTTATATTTTCTGAATATGTCTTCTTGATATTTCAATAATAAAATATTATTTAATCTATTTTTGTCGCTTGTTATTCTTCTGATTAGTATGTTTTGATGATTCACGTTTGGATAGTCTTGGGAATCGACAATCTTCATAATCGCATGGGTCAAAGTCATCCATTTGTTGCGTGGTGTGCGATGTGTGGCGTGTGGAGCGTGTTGAGCGTGTGGAGCGTGGTATATTATATATGTATTTCGAATAATAAATTTCAATTTTATTGGTAAATTAGAAAAAATAACTAAAAATAATACTAGCATTTGTATGTTTTCAATAAGGTTAGCTAAATTAAAATAATGGTTGATATCCTCAAATACAAGTAATCGTAAAAACTTAAAAAGTATCTGTTGTAAAATATGCAACAATAAATTAAAATAAAAAAATCTATGCATTAATAAGTGCAAAATTAGGGACATCACAGACACCACAGACACCACAGACACCACAGACACCACAGACACCACTCACGAGCGGAACCTGTTATTGTAGATCTTGATGTAGCTCGCGTCAACATAAAAGACATTGTGGATTTCGCCAATGCCTTCTTCCTCTTCAGCATCAATTATCTTGCAGACAAGTCCACCACAATCATCGTCGTCATCGTCGTCATCTGATTTTTGAATCGTAATGTAGACTGTGCCGGTACCGTCCTTGCTGGTACATTTCACACGCACCATATCATATGAGAAAGACCCCTCATCAACCACAAGATTACTGTTATTATTAATAAAGCAGGTCATTTTGAGAATCTTGCGTATGAAATCCCAATATTCCAACACATATTCCAAAGCTTCGGGGTCTGATGATGCGTGCGGTGCGGAATTATATTCAGTAACAACGTTGTTGTCAAAGCTTGTATAGTTGAGTTGCTCGAGAAACGGCATCGCACGTTGCATGTCAAGAATTTCATAGACACGGCCGCTGCTGCGCATCACCAGGTGAAAACAGACCTTGCATCCGCTCAGCACTGGCATCAGCACGCCCCGGACTGCCATAATAGGTTCTTGGATGTCACACAGCATTTCGGGAATTGTGACCAAAAAGCTCAGCAGGCCTAACAACTGCAATGCCTTTTGCAGCAACACTGATGCTGGTGCTGATTCAAAGGCAGAGTTGGGCGCGATCGGGTCAATAGGTGCAAAAATGCCTTCTGCCTTCTCTACAGCAGCCTCAGCCTCGGCACCGGCATCAGCTGAGGCTGCACCATCACCGGCACCAGCCTCAGCTGCACCGCCATCCTGGCCAAAAACGACTTTTGTGGCACTGGCACCGGCAACGGCACCAGCCTCAGCTGCGCCGTCGCTGCTCTCGTCTAAACGGATCCGCTTCTTGGAGGCTTCTTCAAAGTCTGCAGGTTGCGACATTGTTGGGAAAAATAATTATTAATTATATAATTTATGTATCAAATTTTGTCTGTTTTTTTGTTTTTGTCTGTTTTTTTGTTTTTATCTTTTTTTTTGCGTTAAAAAATAAGTTTATAACAAAGTGAAAAAAAAGATAAAAGAATAAAAGGGAAATAAGTAGTTTTAGAACACATTTACCTATCATTTAACTGAAACTGCAAAGGTGTAAAAAATTCTTAGGTCTTGGTTATTCGGATAGAACTCAGAACATCTTTGATTTTTCTTACTTTAGTGAATCCCTAATGCATCCCTAATGCATCCCTAATGCATTCCTAACTCCCTATGTGTTAAAACACCTATAGACGTTTAACGGATAGTGCGCTATGCACGCCTTCTTGAAATTTGCTAGCATGATACTCACAAAGGACATCGTATGGAACAGCTAGAAAGTCAATGATACCAAGACGATGGGACTCATTACAATGTTCCCACTCGCATTCTTTGCCGCACCATTGGATATAACCACATTTGCAGGGCTCGGTGGCTTCTTTATTACAAGCAGTGCAGTAATATATTCTAGGGCTGCCATCTTGTTTCTCGTCGCGCTCTTTTGCTCGATAGTTTCTTGAACGACTATCAAGAATTTGTTTGTCTTTTTGCAAAATATTGCGAAGTGTGTTAGGTTCAAGGTGCTTGCGATGCTTACGAATAGCTGATTCACGTTTGGATTGTCTTGGGAATCGACAATCTTCATAATCGCATGGGTCAAAGTCATCCATTTGTTGCGTGGCGAGTGGCGCGTGGCGAGTGGAGTGTGGTATATTATATATGTATTTCGAATAATAAATTTCAATTTTATTGGTTAATGAGATGAAAAAGATAAAAAAGCATATTTCATAACACAGGTTGATATAATTCGTCTTCGGTTCTATTCTTAACGTAATTTATATTGCAATCTGGTGCGGGTTTTGGTATCAAACTAAGTTTTGAAAATCTTTTAGTATCTAGTCCAGATACTAATCTTGTTGGGTCTATAAATTGGATATCTTTTAATCTATTTAACATATCATATTTATTATCATCTATCAATTTACCAATCAACATATCTTTAATTTGTTTGCTATTATATTCTGTTTCCATAATATCAATTTCTTTTTGTGCTCGGTCTAATAAAATTTTTCTATATTTATAGATATTGCCAATAGTCATACCGTGTTCTGAAAAGAATTTCATTTCTAGTTCTTTCATTTCTTCAAAAAATTTATATCTAGGTGTATTTTCCAATTCAATCCTTCTTAAGTTATTACGTTCATCTTCTATTTCAGCTTCAGGTGTATTTTCTTTTTCCTTAGTCCAAACAAATGATGTTAGAAATTCTTCATCCAATGATTCGTAATCTTTATTTCTAAAAAAACATCTTAACTCATTTAATATTTTTTTAACAATTTCTAAAGTATTAATTTTAAAACTTTTATTAGTTTTAATAAATACATTGTATTTTTTACACCTTTAGACATTTAAAATGCTGTTTTGTTATATATAATTGACAATAAAATTATAGGTAATAAAAACAATATAAAGAATATCAAATACCAATAAGTAAGATATACTTTTATCAGTTTTCTATGTCTTCCTTATCTTTGGTTTTTAACCATAGTAAGTTATATTTTCCTAAGGTTATTTGTATATGTCTACTTTCAGTAGTAAAGGTCTTCAAGCCTTGCATATCTGACGATGTGCAGTTTATCTATCACTGATAGATATTATAGGCACCAGTGCTATTTTAAGTGGGTTAAACATGTATATATTACCTATAAAGGCTTAGTAATGTTAGATGTTTTGAAAACATATTGGCTATCGTTAATTTGCCTATAAACCCATATATAAAATAATAGGAAAAGAAAACTTGTTTGTTACCAATTACTGGCATTAGGCTATCAACAGCCTATGGTAAAAGCCAGTAGATATGTTGTTTTTACTAAACTTCAATGTTAAACCTTTATTAAAATGTTGTGTTATAATCGGCGTTTTAAATGTCTAAAGGTGTAAAAATATTCTTATGATTAATATCGGTAAAATGAGTTTCTAGAAAATTAACAATATATTTTAAATAAAAATCATTTGAGACTTTATTTTTATTTTCATCTATATTTTCAATAATACACATCTGGTCTTCGCATGTTAATTTATATTTACAAGCATGAAGTAATCTTAATAAAAAATCTTGTGCGTTTGTAGTAATTTTTTTACTTATATCAGAGTATTTAATATTTTCAACTGTTATATTGTAATCATCGGGTATCAAATTTACATCATATTTATCCAATCCCGTTTTTTCTTTTCTAACAATTCGGACTCTTCTATTTTCAGCTTGCGAATTATCTTCTATATCATTTTCATAATCAGATAAATCTTGCCTTGGTATGTGATGCATAGATTCTTCCACTATTATTTCATCTGAACTATCTATTGTTTCATCATCGTCATCATCAATTGGAAATTCTTGTTCTATATATCTTTCATCTTCAAAATTTTTTTTATGATTAACCAAAGATAGTCCTAAAATTTTTACATTATCTTTATTTGAGTTTGGTCTATAAATATTACAATTTTGCGGTTTAGAATAAATAACCTTAATTGCTTCTAAAATAGGATTCTTACAGGTTAAAACTCGTAATTTTTCATCATCCGAAATATAACTCATATCTTCAAATCCAAATGGATAAATGAAATTAGGCACATTAATATTAGTTGTATTGTTGCTATTGTTATTAGTAATATTAGTAGTATTGCCAGCATTAACATTAACATTACTATTTGATGTATTATCTAGAGTAATAGGTAAATCATGAATATGATTTATATTACTTGGAGTTTCTTGTATATTATTATTAGATTGAATAGATTGAGATTGTAATAAATTATTTTGATTTGTTTTTTGCTTACAATTATTTTTGTGTTTTTCTAAGTAATATTTAGTAGAATATTTATTATTACAATAACAACATATATTGGTGTTATCTGTTTGTATATTTCTTTTACATTGTCTTTTACCATTTAAATGTCTTTCCAACTTCCATTTATTAAGAAATTTTTTATCACAATTACTACAACATAAATATTCCATTATGATAATACTACTTATATCAAATATTTTTTAACTAATGATAAGCCCGTATTATAAAAATCCAATATTTTATAATTTTAAAATAAACGCATATAAAATAAACGCATAAAATTGGTATATGTTTTTAATCTTTGTTAAAAGCCCGAATTTAAAAGCCCGAATTATAAAAGCCCGTATTTTATAATTTAAAATGAATGGAATAAATATGTAAATTGGTATATAAAGCCCGAATTATAAAATTGGGGCAAATGAGGGAGGGGGGATCTGCTTCAAAAAATTTTTGGAACCCCAAAACGGTTATTTTAATTTTTAATTTTTCGAATAACTGAGTATATGAGTTGATAAAATCGAAATATGTATTTAAAACTAATAAGAAAAAACAAATAAAACATCCAAATTTCCAATAATCTTATCAAGCCAAAAACGGAAACGTTAATTCCTCTAACTGAGGAAAGCACGCGGGTGTCTTATGTCCCGAATGAGTGCAATTGGTTTCTAGCATATGGAGTTTTCCATTCTGGAAAAGGGTTCGCAAACCTAGAAGGTCTTTCACGTATTGGGAAGAATTAAAGAAATTCTGTACCGATAGCGCCATATTATTAATACGTTCTTGGCAACCCGGAGTTTGTCGTGTACTGCAAACAATATCATAAAATTCAAATCGCCCCGATTGTGGAGGACTAATAACATCATCATTACCCGACCAAATCATAACGAAATTATCTAGCGATAGAATTTGTTCTCGGTTTCTCTGGAAATCAAATCCTCGTTCGGTATATGCTTCCAAGTTTGGTGATTCGTTATTTAAATAAGGTAGAAAAGTCGAATTAGCTAGATATGCCTCATATTGATAAGGGTCTTTCCAATAACCTGCAAATGAATACAATCCCTGATAAAATGGTGTATATACCTTTTGCCAATCGAAATATATCTCATTAAATCCATATACACCAGCATGCGGACTTACCCATGTAATTAAATTACGCACTGGGAAACGATTACACCTTTGCACATAACCGCGCGCTAACAAACCGCCCTGACTCATTCCTATGAAATTAAACCCATCCTCCAGTTGTGGAATGGCATATATTGCCAAACAAAGTTCCTTTAATTGCCAATCCATAGTTTTGAATAATGAATTTCGCCGGCCATTACCAATCTCAATATTATACACCTGATTAGGAAGCCGGGATTTTAACCACTCGACTACCGGTTCTAATTCACTAGTATCACTAGTTATTCCGTGAAGCAAGACAATTGGTGTTGGTTTTGGTTTTGGTAGGTAATAATATTGGTCAAAATCATATGTACCTTGCGGATCGGAATTATCATTATTCACGGGTGCAATAGCATCTGTATTGAGAATACTATTATGTGATAGCAAACTTAATAACAGAATAACTAAATTACAACTAATTCCAAACATTTCTTATATTTCTTATATTTCTTATATTATATGTTGACTCGTTAAATGGTATATAAAATTAAATCTTTATACCTAAAAGATTTTATTATCATATCCCATTATCTATCATATTCTATTGTCATATTAGGCATATCCTTAAATAAACGAGCGTTATTTAAAAAACATACCTAAAAGATATCCAAAGGATACAGGATACTATTTCACAGTAGAAGATAAAAAACAATCTACGGTTAGTATCTCTCATGTT